CCTGGATTAGTTCCACCTGGACCTGTATAAGAAGCAGAAACATAAAATGCAAAATCACTATCACCAGCACATGCCGCCCCTGGCGTTATTTGCGTTTCTACAACCCACCAAGAAAGTGACCAGTTGTTAGGATCTAAGAAACTAGAACTCGGAGATACCCCAGATCCTTGTTGAATTTCTGTTCTTTCAGGAATTCTTAATGTAAACACTTGAGCATTAGTTGATCCACTCAAGTTGTGTAAGATAGGAAGATATCTCCAACCACCTTCATATATTTCAAGGTCTGGATTGTTAGCTAACTGTTGTGTATATGGGTTAGCTTCATCATAATCAAACAAAGATATGTTAGTAGTCTCTTGAGACTTAAACACGTTTTGAACAGTGAATATGTTTTTATTCGCTTTAGTTAAGTCAAGAACATTTTGATCATTATCTATAATATACTTAATCTGAGCATTTGATCTATTAGGCAAGAACATAGAACCAGAATAAATGTCTACAAGATACGCATATTGATATTTAATTTTATCGATAGCGGCTGTATCACCATAAGACTGATTTGCTGGGCTTTCTGTATTATATTCAGCACTGATTGTTTTAGAACCACGATACCTTGGTATAATTGATCTTTCTAAATTATAGTTATAGTCTTGTACTTGAGCGTATGGACTATTTGGATTAGTGTATGTAGCGTAATTGTTTACTTGAGATGCACTAATAGATTGAGTTACTATACCGTAGTTTACAGGTATCAATTGATCAGAAGAATAATCAAGGTCAAACAAATCAACAGATCTTACTGATGAAGTTACATTTTGATAAAGTGCTCCTAAATTAACTTGAATAAAACCTGAACCTGTTCCTGGTAAATTTGATGGTTCATCTTGATCAAAAGCTTCGCCACTAGTTACAACTATTTTTGATCCACTAAACTCACCGTTATATAGTTCTATATTTTGTGAACTAATATATGATGCAGGACCTAAAGGGGTTGTAACAAAACCATCCCAGTAAGTAGATCCAGATATTGCATCACCGTAACTACCACTAATAGAGACCATATCAATAGACTGTGAATAGTCATTGAAACTTATATTAGGTTCATGGCGAGGGTATTTGTTTCTCTCATACAAGTGAGACTTAACTATAATACCTGTAGATACGTTTGCTCTTGCAGGAACGAAATCTTTTACAAACTTAAATAAAGAGTTGTTATAGAACTTTAACAGGCGTATATACTCCCAAATACTATTAGGTTGTGTATATGTTGCAAAGTATGCATTGCTAGCACTAACTAAAGGTTGATAAGAAGACGAGTATTGATATCCCGGAGCTCCTATTAATTGATTGATATCAAAATAACCTTGAGATGCACTAATATTTGCATTAATAACATCAGCAGGTGAAAATCCTATCTCTACATTTGAACTATTTAATCGATCATTATTTGTATAGTATTGTAATGTAGTATATGAAGAAAGTAATGATGATGAGAGTTCTAAACTTCCTGTAACAATACCTGCTGATCCTGTTGCTATTGATACTTTAAAATCAGAGGTAGGCATGTCTAGAACACCTATAGTTCCAGATATTGGGTTTCCTCCAAATTCACGAACAGTCAATATACTTTCAGGAATACCATAAGTAGCAACTAAAGCTTTTACGCTCCTTTCTGTACCTTTTGTTTTAAGTAAGTAAGGTAGGTTGTGATATATTCTCTTATAGTACTCATCTTGTATAGTAGCCGCTGGAAGTGTAGTTAAACTTGAAGTAACATAGTTAGTAATTACTTCTGATCCTGTTGGAGGAAGTAAAGATCCATCCTCATTGATACCAAACAACGTATAATAGAGGTTATCTGAAACGTTACTGTTTGTATACAATTGCATACCAAAGCCTCGTAATGCGTCAGAAACGAGGTCTAATGATATACCAGTATCAGGATTATTTGTATTGTTGTATCTATTAGAAACATCTTTATAGTACAACCAAATATTATCAAAGTGTTGACCAATCATGTCAACAAAAGTGATATATGGCTGGTTACTTGAATCGTCTAGTAGATATTGAGGAATAAAATTACGAAGTGCATCTTTATTAGTAGAGTCATAGTAAGATGCGCTAAATAATAGTGATTGAGTTGTTGCGGTTGGTACAGTAGTAGTACTTCCTAAAAAGTTAGAAGCTTGAGATGATGTTACAGAATATAAAGCATATGGTTGAGTATTACTACTTTTTGGCCAAGCCCAACTAGATGAGTTGAAGTATAAGAAGTATTCATATAGATCAAAATTCTTAACTATATTATCTATTCTTTGCTGTATTGCATCTATACTAGATGATAAAATAGTAGACGTACCAGATCCTCCTACGATAGACCTTTGAGCAGCTAAATCAGTATTAGCTGATTCTATTAGTTGTAATTTATATACAAAATTTCTAACTCTTTCTTCTGCATTAGAAAAGTGTATAAAGTTAGAGAAGTTACTATAGTCTACGTTAATATCTATAGATCTATCTTGATAATAGCTTAGTAACTTTTGAAAAGATGATGTTACTGGGCTTGTTATTAAATTATCGTAGTTATAATAAGGTGTAGTTTGCCCATTCTTAGTATTAACAACTACATTATAATTAGGTCCACGAAGAGCATTAACGTCTTGGGTAGGATCTACTTGTACTTGAATGTCTACATTAAAGCTAACAGATTCAGCTACTTTATCTACAATCCACAGTTGAGTTTTGAGATCAAACTCTGTAGGAAGGGGTTCATATAATCTAATAAGTAAATAAGATCCTTCTTCGTCTTCTGTTAATGCAACATTGTTAGCAGTTATAACTATATTATTACCAAAGTTCAAATAGAATATTGGATAGTAATTCTTCGTTGCAATGTAAGATTGGTATTGTGTAAAACCATCTCTTATAACTGCGTCTGATAATACTTGAGATGCTAATTTTATTTCTCTTCTTGTCTGAGATATTTCTTTGATCCAATACTGAGTGCCAAACTGAGAGTTAAATAGCTTCTTATAAAAGTTATACTGAATGGTAAGATTTCCTCTGTTGTACCCTCTATTGCGAAGATCTTTTTCTGGCTCTAGAGTTAGAGCAGAGTATGTATTGTTTTGTGGATTATTTAGTAAGAACGGGTAATAATCAAACGCATCATAATCAACGTCTATTAGTGTATTCTGTTGATCGTATATAAATAACTCTATATAGTCCCCATCAGCACCAAAATTAGAGTTAATGAAATTAGATGTAACTAACTGCTGATCTAACGGAGTTAATTCGACAGGCTGCCTACCTTCACCAGAGTATGTTATGTTAACTAATTCCATTATATTAAGCTATTGATATCTGTAAACGATTGGTTTAAATCTAATAATTGTTGACGAAGAGAGTTAATTTCTTCGATGAGTGCCTGTTTTTCTGCATCTAAAACTGATCCTCCTATATATTGTTGGCTTTGTTCAACAAGATAGGTGTGAGAGTTAATAGATCCAGATACGGGTATCTCAAAGAAAAGATCTTGATAGTATTGAAAGAACTCATCAACAGTTATTGTAGGTGTTGTTTCTACAACTACAGGTTGAAGTAGTTCTTCAAATTCTGTATCAACAGCTTTGGTATATGTGTTTATACCATATATTTCTTTAACTAGCTGTACGTTTGCCATTATCTAACTACTTTAAAAATAAGGTTATTATCTACTTCAAATGTTTCTCCGTCTGCTAATGTTGTTTTAATAAGTACCTTATAGTATCTTTCTGGTTCTAAACCATTCATATACATGTTAAAATAACTACTTGTTGGATCACAACTGATCTTTGTATAAACATCGTCAAAGTTTATTACCATATCTTCGGTCTTTACATCTTGCAAAGCCCAATAAGAAGTCTGAGGAAGCGCTTTATTAGTTGTATAAAAAGACGACGTTGTGAATACTCTTGCAGGATATTTGTCTCTTGCGTTAATTCTGAACTTATATTTGTCTGTGCCGTATTTGTAAGTATCCGTATTATTTGCTAACGTAATAACAGTATTAGAGTTATTAATAACGCTTAAACTACCAGTAGAATATGAACTATCATCCCACTTCATTTCAATTGTAGGAGGATAAATAGTATGAGTATCTACAGAAAAGAAGCTCAATGCTATGTAACTACCAGAATTATTTTCTATTGCTTGTGGATGTTTAATTATAAAACCTGCATTTAATGATCCACTAAACCAATTATTAACAATAGGAGTAACATTTAAATCTATGTCTTTATTATCGCTATACCCAAAAGATTGACTTATAAAAGAACCAGTCCAAGAACCTCCTCCAGGAGTTAGATAATATTGAGCATTAATCCAACTTGTAGTAGAGCTAACATAAGAACCTGTATTATACCAACAAACACCGTTTCTAGTTTGTGGATTGTCAGCTAATTTACCTGTTCCCATATCCCAAGACTGAGAAACTTGGCCTACTAGTAAATTATACTGTGTAGTTAAATTTTCTGCATTTGCAAGATATAATCTTAGAAATGCTTTCCATGATCCTGTTGTGTACGTTTTTATTTTAGTTAAATCTTTATCACTAAATAATACAAGCGACCTTCTTAGATCATCTTGAAGTAGTGGTTCTGATGGTACAGGATCTACGAAAAAATTCAACGGTTTATTGCTATTTTTCACACTAACTTCTAATATCTCATCAAGTCCTGTGTTTCTAGCAGGTTGACTAGAGTATAATGAAGCATCAGCTGAAGCAAATATTTTATATACGGCCATTTTTCTACTTTTATATTGTTACTACTCTACCTTGTATGTCTGTGTTTAAATATTTAACTTCAAATATAGATGGATCAAGTGATGGATAAATTACACCGTCTAAAGTACCAGCTGAAATATCATAAGAATATTTAGAATATCCGTCAGCCTCTCCAGACTTATTTACTATGTTTACAGTTTTCACTGTTTGAACTCCTTCTACTTGATCTAATATTGTATAAATGTCTCCTAAAATAATAGGCTCATTGATCTGCCAGTTGTCTATGTTAAAGAAGTCTTGTAGTGCTAATATACATCTTGCAACAACATCTTGGCTAGTGTAGTTTGGTCTGATAACTATATCAAAGTTACAACCTATATTAATAATATAACCAGGCTTTATATTAACAGCATCAGTCAACATTCTATAATCC